AGGGGGAACGTAAACCCGTTGCCTTGACATGAGATTTTATTCGTACGAATAAAAACTCCATCAACCTCAGTGCATTTGCTCCGTATTGCTTCTAGGACACTAAAAACCCTTTCTGGAAACAGGAAGCGTACAAGTTCCACGCTTACGCGGTCACTCGCATCGCTCAGGTCAATTGTAGCAACGTCATCGTTTTTGATGCGATCACGGTGCTTATCTTGGCCAGTTTTAAGGTCGTTACCTATAGAAGCGAGGACCCTTTCGAGTCCTGCGCCTATTGCGTGTTGCAACATTGAGTTACCAAAAGGCTCAATGTTGATAGGCCTCCTTTTCTCATTGTTTTTTGGCACAGTAGTAATGCGTGCACCTAAAACAATTTCTACTAACGATTCTAGACATCTCTCGAAGGTTTGCGAGTCCTCCGGGATACCCATGGATTCAAGCTTTTTACGGCCTTCTTCCAGAGCCCACCGTCTTAACGGGCGGTTATGTCTGATCACGCTTTCAAAGAAAGGATAACAGTCGCGGGTGACAGTCCAACGCTCATGCTTAAGAAACTTTCCATAAGCAGAAACGTCGCCACCTGATGAACGATAAGTTTCACCAGGGCCAACCCACGCATCTTCGAGACGCATTTCGAAGAGGTTACACCAATCATGAATTAAACGTTTCATCCTAATAATACGGATGTCATTAAAAGCTTCCCTTATCAGAGAAGCCTCCGTGATGCGATTTAATTCTTCATCGGTGGCCAGCCATCTAGAAACGGTATCTTTATGCAGTAAGTCTTGGTTGCCAAGTTCAGGTTCCTCAAATTTTTTAAGGAATCTTCCGAGGCGTACCAGATGGTGCACGTGGTCCGTTCGCAAGTTATCTCCCACTTTGTGGAAATTCCTTGCGTAGTTGGCGTGGCTTGAGCCAAAAGAGTCAACAAAAGCAAGCAGCTCATGATTCACGAGATCGAACGTTGTTTCCATGTTCTCTCCCTCATTAGACTGCTGCAACAACTGCAATTGCAGTGTTGAGTTCACCGCCATTACCCAAACGGGCAATGTCAGTGGATGCTTGCAACAACACAGCTGCCACCTCTTTGAGCATGGCTGCTTTACGGGCGTAGTAGCTCGGCTCTTG